TCCGCTGTGCACTTCGGTCGCGGTGCTGACGTTGTCGAAGTTCTCCAACGCCGCATTGCTTACTGGGAATGCCATGACTTCAAGGGTCGAAAGTCGGTTTTGCTGCAAGCTCGTCGCGCCCTTGTTAAGCTTGAACGAGGTTTTAGCAGGGAGGAATCTTACGTTGGTGACAGATTTTGTTTCTCTCCTTCACCTCCTCCCTTGCTTGAACTACGATCATGTCCGCGCCCCTTGCCGCCTCCACCCAGTCCGGAATTGCTGCTCCAGCAGCTCCGGTTTCAGGCCAAGGCCAGGCTGCAGTGCAGTCAGCGGTTTTCGACGCGGACAGTCAGCGCTTCGTACTTCCGCTCGTGCACTGCAAAGTTTCCGCCAAGAGTGCAGCAGGAGACGCAAAGCACTTGTACTGGGAACTCACCGAAAATGTGGTTTCTCAGACGGCCGTTGCGTACTTTGTCGGACGCAGCACGTGGGCTTGGCTTGAATCTGCCGAGCTCTTGGTTGAGAGAGGTGGACAGTCGTGGAAAACGGCATGTTCGGTTCTCAGTGCTACCCTCACGAACGATGACAAAAAGTCGGACGAGGCAACCATCCGGGCCTCGCCCACTTTTCAGCGCCATGACGCGCAACCGTCGTTCCCTGGTGTCCCCTGGGCCTCCTTTTCCGTGCCCCTCTCAATCAATCAGTGGGGCACTAGCGCCTACATCGCCCCAGGTTGGTTCCCCGGTCGCCGCCCCTTGTTCGCCTTTTTGGTGGACTTCAACACTGTCTGCGACCCGTCTGGGGAAACTCTGTCATTTAAGGAGAATGACAGTTTGGCGCGCGTCAATCTCGTCGTGGTGGTCAGGCGCTCCAACACGCAGCCTGCCTTGTAGCCGCGTCTCAATGTGTCGGTCTTGCGCTGTCGGGCCCTTTTCTTTCCTCCCGGTTGATTGTGTGGCTTGTCCCTTTGATCACCAATTTAAGGAGCCGGGAGCTTCATCTCGTTTTTGGCGTGTTAACATCTGCCCCCTCGGTAGGTGTCTTCTTTGGGCTTTTCGCCCGTGAGAATCTTGTG